ATTCTTCCTGTACCATTTGCTACAAGTTCTAAATCACTATTAGAAACACTTGTAGTAATTTGATTATCGAAAAATCTTACATCATCTATATTTGCTTCGCTAGTATAAATTGTATTCCATCTTTTTGCTGAAGTTCCTAAACTATACAGGCCTCCTATATCAGGTTCAATATCTTGATCGAAATTCATGTTGAATTTTACAATGTCTGAGGCTTCGTCGCCTATCTTGGTAATAGTTTGACCTACAGTTAAGTTTCCTGTTAGTGCTAATTTACCGCTGATAGCAGCACTGCCACGCATTTCTATTTTAGTAATAGGATCAAATACAAGATTTCCGGTTGTACTAGAAAACTTGCTTCCGCTTAATAATAAATTCCCTGTATCTATTGCTTCGCCGTCGATAAATGTTTTATTTTGTCCAGTTGTAACTGTAATTTTTGAAAGTGTATCAAAGTCGACACTGTTTGCATCTATACTAGTTGTACCTGTTTCAAAGTCTGCAAAGAAAGAATTTCCTACTTTAAATTTTCCTGTTGCATCAGTTGTTTGAAAATAAACCTTACCATTGTTTGCTTCTGTAATCTCGTTAGCTTCGTTGCGTAGTGTTTTATCATTCTCTTTGGACTTGCCTAACCCTATGTAAGCCATATTATGCTGTATAAGATACATAACACAATTATTTCCGTCTGCTACTGCACCTTTATTACCGTATACATTTGCAGACCCTATTGCTCTAAGTTCAGCTCCAAAGTTTCGTGTACTGCCATCATGTGGAGAAATAAATCCTGTTGATCCATTTACTGCCTGTAGTCCAATATCTGCAAAGTATGTAAAAGTGTTTAACCATTCTATTCTAACTCCGTCTTTCATACGCAATCCAATAGCACCAGGCACAATAAATGTACATGAATGAAATAACATACTTGCTTGTACACTATTTGAATTTAACGCACTACCATCTACAAGAGCACCGCGTCCTGCATCGCCTTGATCAAATCCTCTTGGATCACTTGAACTTGTTACACTTCCTTTTGTTATGACAGTTACGTTCTGTATGTAAGGCGAACGTGTACTTGTAATAGCGTTAGCAGCAAAACGGAAAGCATATCCTGTGTCATTACTACTATTATAATAAAAATCCATTACAGTAACATTTGCTACTGTTGTTTGTCCTGTTAGTAAGAAACAATCTTTATCTTGTGTAGCCACTGTTGGTTTTATTTCTACTTCTCTAAATCCAACACCTAAGACGTTTGTTGATTCAGGAACAGTGAGAGGAAATTCCTCTGTATATGATCCTGCCATAATATGTATTGTAGTAGGACCTGCTACACTGCTATCAACAGCACTTAAAGCGTGTTTCAAAGTTTTAAATGCACCTTGTGGATGATCACCTCTGTTTGTATCGTCGCCGTGTACAGCAACAAAGAAACTGTTGCCAACAGCTAAAGCATAATCTACTCCATCAATTATAACAGCATCACTGGTTGCAGAACTAACAGTTACACTATCAACGAAAGTACTACCTAATCTCTGTGTAGTACTATCTTGTCCAGTATCTCTACCAAATATATAAGTGTTGTCTGCGTCGGGTATTATATCACTTCTAACATCTGCAGCAAAAACAATATCATCTTCTACGCCACTACCTAATGTAATATTACCACCAAATGTGATATTACCTGTAGCGTGTAGGTTAGCAGTCACATCTAGGTCACTTTGAATTATAGTTTTTCCTGTTGGGTTCAGTTCTATATTTGCTTCAGTAGCAGTTCCGTATATATTGTTTTCTTCTATCTTGATATCGTCTGTAGCTATTGCACTTGCTTGTATAAGAGATCCAGCATCTATTATAATATCACCGCTTGCAACATTTATTTCTTGATTAGCCAAAGAGAAGTCAGCAACATTTACTGTTCCTGTTGCTATTAGATTAGTAGTATTTAGAGCACCCGAAGTTGTATCACCAAAAATATATACGGCACCTACGGTGCCTAGACCACCAGGAGCACCTATTGCGGATACAATTAAGCTATTTCCGTCTGTTGCAATGGCAGCTCCTAAGTCATCATACTGTTGCAAATCATCTGGTGCAAGTTTAGTTTTAAGTGTCCAAGTACTGCCACTTCTTGTAAACACATATGCGGTTCCTGAGAATTGGCCAGCACCGGAGTCACTTGCTCTTGAACCTACAACAATAGTGTCTCCTGATAAAGCTACCGTTTCTCCGATATTATTAGCTTCGGCTCCAATGTCATTAGCTGTAATTTTTTGTTGCTGTGTAAATGTATAGCCATTTCTGTAAAATACATATATCGCACCACGTCCAGATTCGCCTGGCAAAGCGTCTGCAAATTCTGCGCCACATACAATATAATCGCCATCGATAGATATACTTGTACCAAATCTATCAAATTGATGAAAGTCAGAGGCTGTAAGTTCTTGTAATTGTGTCCAAGTGCTACCACTTCTTGTATAAACAAAAGTTACTCCAGCAAAAGGTTCAAAGTTTACAGCTCTAGGGTATGCACTTATAATAATAGTGTTGCCAGATATCCCTACATCTTCTCCAAAAAAATCTCTCTTCGTAGGTTCAGGAGAGTCGATTTTTTGTTGTTGTGTCCAAGTGTTGCCACTTCTTGTAAACACATATGCCGCTCCTTGTGAACCGATAAGAATTCCTGCACCTTGATTTATGCCACTTGCACCAACAACAATAGTATCTCCAGATATATCAACTGATATTCCAAAGTTGCGATCACTTAGTAAAGTTGTAGATGTAATTTTTGACCCTTGTTGAGTCCAAGTATCGCCATCTCTTGTGAATACATACAATGCACCTACTTGAGTTTGTGCTCCTATATCTACTCCGCGAGCAGTAATTGCTAAAGTGTCACCAGAAACAGCAACCGAATAACCAAAATTATCACCGTCTAGTCCGTCACTCGCAGTCAACTGTTGTATTTCTGTCCAAGTATTGTTAGTCTTTTTATATACGAATACTTTACCTTGGCTACTATTACTACCTACATTTTCTAATTTATTCCCTACAAAAGCATAATCACCTGATATAGCTACTGTACGTCCATAAAATGCCTTTACATCAAATTTTTGTTTTTGCTTCCATTCAGATATTACAATACTTGAAGTGTCTAACTCAGCAATAGGATTATCAGTACCTATTCCAATGCGGTTATTAGTAACATCTAATTTTAATACAGGGGATGCACCTAAATAATTTGTTATCTTTAGATCAACGCCATTGCGTTTAAGATTTGAAAATAGTAACGGTCCTGATATTCTACCTAATGACATGACTTAATTCCTTTGACATTGTATTTATTTGTCAAAGTTATGAAGTACTGTGATAGGTTTACCCAAATCTACTGCCGAAGTAAACTCTAAGTAGTATCCATCAGCATATGCTTCGCCGTCTATCGAACTTGCACGTTTTATTTGTGCTAGGAAATTGTTCGGAGAAGCAGGATAATTAGCTGTGTTACCACCAGAAGTATCAACAGCAACTTCAATTCTATTAAGAGCCGGAATGCTTACAATACTATGCGATGTTGGCGAACCCGAATCGCCATTATTTAAGTTTTCAACAGCGTCTCCATTAGCATTTAGTTCTAGTATTTGTACTAAATCCGTTGCTGCGTAACCGTGATTAGTAGATGTCTGTATTACTGTTGTTGATCCTACGCTGATAATACTTGCAATAGTATTTGACTTTGCTGGATTCTGAATAAGTGTATAGTTTGTTGTGCTAATTTGAAAAACATTTTCAACAAATACTAAAACACTTTGAGCAGATGCCGGAACTGGAAAATTTGAATCACCGCTTGCTAACGGGCCAAATATTTTTTCAACTGCATCGCCATAACCTAATGTTTGTTGTATTATACCTGCTCTAACAGGTTCTTCTGCACGTAAATTACGCCAGGCGCCGCCGTCGTATATTTCCATTCTAGTAGTTGTTGTATTATATCTCATATGTCCGTTTTCAGGACTTGCTGGTCTTTGTGCAGTTGTACCCTTAGGCACTCTGATACTATTAGTAGACTCCATAAATACCTGGTCGTTTACATCAAATTGTACGCCTCGACCATTTATTTGTCTTAAATTTGTATTTTGTGCCTTAAGTAATCGCATTTTATACTTCCAAGTAACTTGCTGTAATTGCTAGGTTAGATTTACTACTACCTATATCAGGTGATCCAATACAAAAGACTCTGTCTCCTGTACTTAATACAATTTTTTCTGTATCAAACGTAAACGTTTCTCCTGCTGGTAATGTTAGTTGTCTAACTACGCAGTTTACTTGGTTACTTACAGCCTCTCCGCTCTTCACAAAGTACAAATCAAATGTTGCACTCTGGTTTTCAGGGCTTGCATCATTTGGACTGTATGTGTTAGTTACCATTATTGTAGTAATTGCATACGATTTACTAGCAGGCACTGTAATAACAGGGTTGTTACTTGATTGTGTTGTTCCAACTTGCTTGTTTTCTATTGCCATTTTATTTCCTTAAAAAATCATGCTCAGAACTAGAGCTCTATTTTTTCCAATAATTTCATCTTGTGTTGTACTGTTCCTATAGTATATACCTGTATCACCAGTACCGATAGCCTTTGAATAGATTTTCACACCACTTGTAGGTGCTGTTGGATCATTAAGGGCATCGTCAATGCCTGGCGTTGGTGAAATTTCCATAACATCGTTTATTTTTACAGTTCCAGTACCTGCTGCTTCTAAGACTAAATTTTCGTTACTAGCGGTAGTTGAAATAACACTATCAGCAATACGTATGTTTTCAATTTCTGTTTTTCCAGGAAACATTGTTGCAACAACAGTATTGTCAATTTTAAATGTTATATTACTTTCACTTCCGCTTGTTTGAAAGTCTGATATTCTAACTTCCGAATCGTTTTGTACAATACTAGGTGCACTTTCGTTTGCAAGATAGTAAGCAACATAGTCTGTAACTGCTTTTGAATTTGGTATAATGTCGTCGCCTAGTATAACACCACTACCTCCATCAGTAATAGCGCCTCCTACGTATCTAAAAACTTTTTCTTCGTAATCGTTGGAGTTAGTAACACTAATTATTCCGTTACCAGTTTGAACATATAATGTTCCACCGGCAGCAATACCTGATGTTTGGATATAGCCTTCATCACTTCCGCCAATTACAGCTTTCCAAACACCTGTACCGCTATTACCACCTATTTGATAAGCAACACTATCGTCAAATACCCATTTAGCTAACGCTAAACTACCTCTATCAACTTCAATACCAGCTTGATTGTTAAGAGATGCACTAATACCGGCTCCAGTTTGTCCAGCATTAAGTCTTATAATATTATCTGCAATAGTTGTGTTAGTTGACTCGATAGTTTGAGTAGTACCTTTTACTTCTAGATTACCTGTGATAACAACATTTCCTGCTTCTACACCTGTATCCAGAGTAATAGTGTTTCCACTTGTAACTATTACTTTATAATCACCGCCACCGACTCTTACTATTTTTGACATGTTTTATACCTTAGGTTTACTACTCTTTAGATAGCTACTAACTGCATGAGTGAAGCTGTTGAGTCGTCTTCAATGCTCCATTTATAACGATTTCCGTTCTCATCTCTGCATGTCCTGTTATGTAACTTTGTTACAAAAACACTTGCGCCAGTTGCAACAACGTTTCCGTTGATTGACATTTCATTAGCGGCTAAGTTTCCTGGATCTTTTGCAACTAATGTACAAATACCAGTGTTTCCACCAAGTGTTTTGTCATCGTCTACGTTAAACTTAGACTCTGATCTTTGTGATAGAATAGCGCCTTGGTCAGTTACTGTATTAGCACCAACTTTACAGTTGATAGTAATATTTGTACCGTCAGCAAGAGCACCTAAAAATCTTTTGTTTATTGGTCTTCCCATTTGTTTCTCCTTTTAAAACGTTCTAGGTCTACGCAGTGGGTCAGTTCTGCATAAGTCCGCAAGTGCGGCACGATTTATGACACAAGTATTTATCCTATAAGAGAAAAGGTCCGCACTAGGCGAACCTTTAAAAAATAAGCAAAGTAGGTAGGACTTGGGTACACCTACAAGCACGGACCGAAATACCATTTCTAAACCGTACAACCTATCCCCGCGGGTTAGTGCGATGTGACTCAGCGTATTTCTACTACCAAGCCTGGGTACCACCCCTGGATAGTCAAGTTCGACCCTTTTGGTAAAGGCCTCTTCCTTGCACTACAAACATCAACTAGCTAAGTCTTTGTTGCTTATGTTTATATAATAGCATCGTTTGTGCAAAAGTCAACCTTTTTTTTAATAAAAATTCAACTTTTTTTCTATGGCGCTGTTTTTTTGCTCGCATGAAGCACCATAACGTGTAAGTATCCATTACACTCTCCTCTACTAAAGGTTAAGTGCGTTCCTTCGCTTATGCTACTCCCGGGCTTATTGCCTGAACGTAATAATATTTAGTCAAAAAAATAGGCCCCGGAGGGCCTATCTTAAAAGTTATGTTTGACTTAGCTAAATGTTGCGTTGCTGATAGAAATTCTTTCAACGTAGTCCGCTGCATTACCTAATGAACTTGCAGTGTTGTTTAACTCAACATATCCGTAACGTGTCATGAAACTCACAACTGGCTCGAATGTGTCTGGGTCAAGTACAACGCCACTTGACATCAACGGAATATATGGGCAGTAAAACGCTGCTGCGTCTGACTCACTTGAACCCTTATAACCAACTAAAATGTCAGTTGCGTCTGATGCATATGTATCTACATATACACGCATTGCATTGTTCAATGTACCAACCATCTTAGTGTTAGTTGGTGCTTCAAATGTACCTTCAGTTGTACGTGCAAATGCTGAAGTAGTTGCAGACTGTAAGATTGTAAGTGCAAATGGGCTAACCACTGCAAAGTTACCAGCACCACGTCTTGTACGTTGTGCAATCTTATTTGCTTGTCTGTTGATTAGAACTGCAAGAGCTGCATGTTCGTCACCTACGTATGTAGCAGTACCTGAAACAGCGGCTTGATCAAAAGCCTCAGATGCTGATCCAGCTAAAGTACGTAATGAACGTAGTACTTCTTGGTCGATTTCAGCAGTAATTTCTTGTGCTAAAGCAGCCATAATTTCTGCTTCTACATCAATACCGTGCTGTGATTGGGCATCCTGAGCTGCCTCAAATGTCCAGCGAGCTTGCAACTTACGTGAACGAGCTTCTACTGTTTGCTTGAGGATTTGAATGCTTAGTTTCTTACCACCTGAACCTTCAAGATTTGGAGTATTATCCGCTTTCGCTGTTGATAGCGATCCTGAATATGCTTCTGCAACCTTGAATGGTGATAGTGCTTCTTCACCTGCTGTTGTATCTACGTTTGCTGCTGAAGCATCGTTTGTTGTTTCAGCGTAACGTACACGTAGAGTATGAATCTGGCCAACTGGGCCAGTCATTGGTTGTACACCAACAATTTCGTTTGCAATGACTGTTGGCATTACACGTCTGATTACTGGTAGGATAACACGGTTAAGTGTTGCGATGTTACCGGCCGAGGATGCACCAGCTGTAGCTGCTTCTGAAAGATACTTTCTAGTATTTTCTAAAGTTGAAGCCATAACAGCCTTCTTGTTGCCATTTAAGCCTTCAAGAAGTGCGCCTTTTGTCTCGTGCCAGCGACTTTCTAATAGTTCTGACATTATTTTCTCCTTAATTTAATCCAGCTAGACGTCTGATGTCAACGACATTCTCGTCTGCCTTAGAACTAACGTTAGTAGTTGTTTCTCTATTGCCTGTTATTTCTTTGCCTTCTGTGATTTTTGCCTTTTTGGCTGGACTCTTCCCGTCTATTACGGCCGGTAGATACTTGTCAAACGCAGAACTAAGTTTTGCAGTTTGGACTGATTCCAGTAAATCTTCCATTATCTCACGCTGTCCCTTGCTTAAAGGTTCAGTAAGTGAAGTAATTTTATTCTTTCTTTCTGATTCTGTTACCATCTTCTTGACTTCAGCATTCTTGCTTTCAACAAGTGATTGCTTCTCTTCAACTGTGCGTTTAGCTTCTGAAAGTTGCTTATCTTTTAGTGATACTACTTTCATTAGTTTTGCCACTTCTGAATTTTCATTTAGATAGCTGTTAGCATACTCTGAAGCAAATGCTTCAAATAGTTTACGTCCAAAATCATTTTTACGTGCAGTTTCAATATCTTCCTTCAACTGTGTCATTTCACCTTTGAGTGTATTTTCTACTATTGAAGATACTTTACCAGCACTCTTCGCAATAAAGTTTTGTTTAACTTTAGCGAATTGAGACTTTGCTTCGCGTACTAAGCGTACTTTAGTTTCTGCAAGGTCCTTTTTGTCTTCGTTAAATTCTGCAATTTCATTTGCAAGTGCTTCAACAACGAATTCTTCAAGCATGTTAAATTTGCTAGCCATTTGTTTTTGATCTGAATGTAGCTCTGTCACCTCTTTTGCAAGAGATTCAACAACAAAATTTTTCATTAGATCTGCGTTTTCACGCATTTTGACTGCATACTTAGCTCTAGCTTCAGCTAACTGCTTGCGATCGTCAGCAAACTCAGCAATTTCTTCTGCTAATTTTTCTGAAACAAGTACATCAATAGCTTCTACCATTGTTGTCTTATCATGTTCATACTTCTTAGCAAATTCTTCACGTAGCTCTGCGGTAGCTTCTAAGCGGTTCTCTTTAACTTTAACATTCCATGCTTCTTCGATGTCGGCGCGAACTTCTTCTGAAACAACGTCATTTTCGAATAATGTTTTTAGTGCATCCAACATATTATGTTTCTCCTTCTATTGGAGTCTACTGATCAAATTGACCAGCGATTCTTTTAAGTATTTTTGTGCCTTTGGATCTTCTTTGGTTGCCTGTGCTAATTCGTATGCCTTGTAGCCACCGCGAGCATTCATTAGGTGCTCGTAGATTGGTGTAGGGTATGCACCAGGGGCGCTTGGCTGTGCCACGCAGTCCACGGTGATGATTTCAAAATCTGATACTTCGCCGTTCCCATCGCCGACGTTGCCAGATCCCCTAGATGAAACACCTAATTTAACTCCGCTTTCAAGCATTGTTTTAACCAGCTGTCCCATCGGGGTTGGTAAAATTTTCATTTTTCCGTAGCCGTTTGGGCCATCCATCCACATTTCTGTGATCATATGGCACACACGATCTAAGTTTATGTTAAGTCCTTCTGGGTGATCAACTTCGCCGAGAACTGAATATCCTCCAGTGATTTGTTCGTTGAGAGTTTTGACAGCCCTGCCAATTTCATTTACAGGGTACACACGCTGATTAGCGTTGCGTACTCCGCCTTGTATACAAATACCTTTCATATACAAGTCTTTTCCTTCGTTGGCATTCTCAAGCACAATTCCAGCTTGGTCGAATGTCAGAGTCTCTCGTAAGTTCAACATACCCATTATAGTCCTTTAGCTTCCAAGTGTAGATTTCTTATTCTGTGCTTCGTCGCCACTCTTTGCTTTTTCACCGCTCATTTTAGAAGCGGCCTTTGAACCCGGTGTGTTTACGTTGCCAGCATTATCTTCCTTAGCTTTCGCCGGAGTCATACCTTTTTCTTCTGCACTACCTTTGTTCAAGTTTGATGCGTTGCCGCCTGCTGGCATTGGATTTTTACCTGCATGTGGACTTTTCTTATTGTCTGCTTCGTCTTTGTGTGTTACATTGACTTTTTCGACATATTCACGCATCTGCTCTGCTTCTGACTTAGGCTCATCGTCTTCGTCAGTTGCTTCTTCGACGTCATCGTCTTCTGATTCGTAAGTCATTGCTTCTTCCTCAGCTTCGTCGTCGCCATCTCCGTCGGCATCCATATCCATGTCGTCGCCTTCAGCATCATCATCGCCTTCGTCGTCGTCACCGTCTGCCATCATTTTTTCAAATTCTGCTTTTAGATCATCAAGAGCATCTTCTAAATCAACAACACGATCTTCAACATCACCTTCTGGTGCATCGTCTCCGTCTGCATCCATGTCCATATCCATGTCCATATCCATATCGCCTGCTGGCTCCATGTCTTTCATCATGCCGTCTGTTGGATCTTCTTCAGCAACTTCAAATTCATCTAAATCAAAATCTTCATTTGTTGCTTCTTCGTCGTCATCTTTTGATGCTTCTTCTACGTCTTTGTCATCGTCTTCTGATGCTTCATCAACGTCTTTGTCATCATCTTTTGATGCTTCATTAGTTTCTTCGTCGTCATCTTTTGATGCTTCGTCAACTGCTTCATCATCTAGGTCATCTTCTAATAGACCTTCATAAATATCACGTGATTTTTCAACCACAATCTCGTGAAATAACTCTTCCGCGCCGGCCTTGTCTTCGTTGACTAGGCGTTCAAGCATTTCTTCAAACTTATTACGTTCTGCCATTTTACTCTCCTATAAATGTTTTAATGTTACCTATGGCTAGGCTGTCATTAGTATTTAGTATATAGGATAAAATGTGCGTAGAAATACGCCAAAAACGAAGCATTTTTGTTACGGTACTAATAATTAGGTAAGATTTAACTGTTTTTTGAACGCATCTATTGTAATCGTACTGTAATTCTCAAAGATATTTAGCTCTTCGGGTTCATAATTATCTGGTAATTTTACCCTTACATACTGAATATTTGGGTGGTCTTTTATAACTGTTTTAGTTTGTCTCATCCAGTTACCAAAAAAAGTTGCTCCATCTGCACTTCTTTTGTAGTTTCCTGTATCAGCAAAAATGTTATTAAATCTTTTTCCGCCCTCTAATCCTTTAAAATCAAAACCTAATATGTATATTTTTTCATAGTTATGCTGACTTGCAAACCATAAAGCTGTTGGTCCGCTACTCCAACCTTTGCTAGGATTAAAGTAATTTAAGTCTTTCATTGTTGCATATGCTTTGTTAGGGTTTGTCCAAACTGCGCCTTTAGCTTGATATCTATACTTGTTTATTTCAATTATCATCTTTACATCAACAGCTATTAGATAGTCTGGTTTAAAACTTCTATACAGTGCATTACATCCGTACATAACACCGTGAGGACTAAGTTGTTCTACTTGAATAGATTCTCTACTAGTACCATTTCCTAGTACTATTCCAATATGTTTATCTTTTATCGGTAAAGGGTTGCCTTCTTTTAAGGCTTTGGCCGCGGCTTTGTCGCGACGTCTTTGATTTCGAATGACATGCCATTCTGCTTTAGAATATAAATGTTTGTTTATCTTAACCAAGGACTAAACCCCGACGGCGGCTTCTTGTGCTGCTATACCATACATTTGTCTAACGAAGTCAAGTTCTTCTTGCTTCTCTTTAATATGTAGCTCGCTTGCTTTCCTTGCTTTGTTTATCTGGCTTAAAGTTAAACGTGTCTTACGTGAGTCGTCTATATCAAGAATACTTTCGTCGCTGAGAGGATCATACCTATCATCTTCGATAGGTTCTAATGTTTCTTTGTCGTAATAAAAAAGTTCTCTTAATATCATAATACTATTTATATCGTTTGATCCGTTGCCGGAGCCGCATCTGCTGCTGCCGGTGCTTCGCCTGTTGCAGTTTCTGGTGCTTCAGCATCTGCGCCTACTTCTGGTTCTTCACCATCGGCCGCAATATCTTCAGCTCCAGCAATATCTGCACTAATGCCAGCTGAGTTGATTCCAACACTACGCATTTCAGCTTGTTCGTCTGTTGGAGGAATAAGTGTTTCTGCATTTTCTTCTTTCCACATATTTTCATTTTCTGCAATCTCTTCAGCACTCATACCTAAGAAACGCTTCATAGCAAATCTATTAGATACATGTGGTATTGCACTCATTTGTGTATATGTAGGTACTCTTGCATTATCTAGTTCTGATTGCCTATATGCTGCAAAATTCTGTGGTGGCATAAATTCAAGATCAAACATGCCTGTATCAATGTTTACACCTTTTTCTAACAAGTAAAGTTTAAACTCTTGGTTAAAGTCTTCGACTAGTAAATTTTGTAATCTTTCGCAATACGTATTAAACCTAAGTTCTTGAATATATGCAGTGCCAACTCTTCCATCTTGAAATGAATTTGAACCTTCGTCTGCACCAGTTGGCAAATATGAACTAGGAATACGTAATCCACGTACTAGTTTATTTGTAAAATATCTAAGGTCATCAATTTCGCCTAGGTTAGTTCCTCCTGGAAGTGTTTCAACTTTTGATCCTCGCCCTTCTGCTGTTTGCGGGAAAAAGTAATCTTCGTTGATTGACAGCGGATTGTAAGAACTGTCTACGACATTTGTGCCTCCGCCTGTTGACGATGGGATACGTCTTTGATGTATTTCTGTCTTAACACGTTCTACAAACTGCATCGCTAAGTGCGATGGCATGTTACCCACATCAACGTAGAATACTCGGCGCTCTGGAGCACGTTGTACACGATAAATTATGATTGCATCTTCTAGTAATTCTTTTTGTTTATAAACCTTAAAAATTGCTTCTAGTAAAGAGTTACCAAATGGTGCATTATTATCTAATCCTTCACTTAGTGACAAATGCATTACATTATCTGCATCAACTGCTATTTCGCCTATCTCTTGATTGAATCTACTTGAATTAGATTGGCTAGTACTACCTACTTGTCCTCTAGCACCTCCTAAATTATATTG